ACGAACAAGACTATGTTGCCAAAGCAACCGAAGATGGTAAGTTTTGTGCACGAGTTGAAGTTCGTGGACCTGCTGGTCTTACTGTTAAAAAAATGAAGTGTCGTACCATTCAAGAATGGGAAGCCGCTGGTTATAAGGTATCTGCAAAGGAGGAGTAATGAAAGTTTTATGTAGCGAAGAAGCGCAAGCGGTTTACATGCTTGCTACTGCATTATTAGTTGCGCCAGCAATGATTGTGTTGACGGTGGTATCATGATTATCAAGATCAGGAACTACACGTTAGCAGCAATTGTTGTAGGTGGTTGTATACTAGGATTTATGGGTCCAATCATGTACCCTGAGTTGATGGTAAACGCTACTTATATGCCAATGATTTAATGTGGTAGGGTTTCCGTGGCGTTCCTCCCAAAAACGCCACACCACCCTTGACTTCCTATAAATTTTATCATATAATGGGTCTATGAATTTTTATACATCAGTCTCAAAATACGGCAACAATCTTCTGTATCGTGGATTTAAAAACGGACAGAGGGTTGAAGAAAAAATCAAATTCAAACCAGTACTCTTCGTACAATCTCCCAAAGCGACCAACAAGTATAGAAGTCTTGACGGACACAAAGTTTCTCCAATCGAATTCGATTCGATGCAGGACGCCCGTGAGTTCGAACAACGATACAAGGCGGTCCCAAACTTTCCTGTCTATGGTCAGACAAACTTTGTCACTCAGTTCATCGCAAACAAATTCCCGAACGAAGTTAAGTTCGATAGGGATATGGTAAACGTTTGTACAATCGATATCGAGGTGGCATCAGACGAGGGATTCCCAGCTCCAGACGAGGCGAAACATCCTGTCATTTCTATCACAGTCAAAAACAATCAGGACAACGTATATTATGTTTTCGGATTATACGACTATGATGAAACTTTATCTGAAAAAAATGTTAAATACTTTAAGTGTACTGATGAACCGGCACTTCTACAATCCTTCTTAGGTTGGTGGAAAGGTAACTGCCCTGATATCGTAACAGGCTGGAACACCAAGTTGTTTGATATACCGTACCTGGTAAATCGAATGATGAACCTGTTCACCACAAACGAATATCTGGAAATGTCGCCGTGGAAGTTGGTACGCAAAAGAATGATTCCATCACTGGGAGGCCGAGAACAAATCTCGTATGACCTTGAGGGTATTGTTCAGTTGGACTACTTCGACCTGTTTAAAAAATTCACATGGAATACGTATGGACAACAAGAATCTTACAAACTGGATCACATCGCAAACGTGGTGCTTGGTGAACGAAAACTCAGTTACGATGAGTATGGTTCTCTTCATTCACTTTACAAACATGATTTTCAGAAGTTTATTGACTATAACATAAAAGACGTTGAACTGGTTGACCGCCTTGAAGAGAAGTTGGGTATCATCACTCTGGTGATGACAATGGCGTATGGTGCGAAAACAAATCTTGGTGATGCGTTGGGCACCACGGCTATCTGGGATGCAATCATCTATAACGAGTTGATGTCTGAGGGTAAGGTCATTCCACCCAAACCACCCGTTGCAGAAGTCAACAATAAAATTGCTGGTGGATTTGTGAAAGAACCTGAAGTGGGTGCTCACGATTGGGTCTGTTCGTTTGACCTGAACTCTCTGTACCCTAACATTATTGTTCAATACAATATGTCCCCCGAAACTCTTAGTGACGATGGTGTGTGTGAGGCTGCGAACGGAACACGATACTCTAATAAGTTTGAAGGTATTATACCTAAAGTTATTCGTAAGTTTTATGACCGTCGAGTTGGTATCAAGAAAGAAATGTTGGAGGCGAAACAAGAATACGAAAAGAATCCTTCCAAGAAACTTGCGATAAAGATTGATACACTTGACACTGAACAAACGGGTATCAAGATTCTAATGAACTCTCTCTATGGTGCTCTCGCAAACAAATGGTTTCGTTACTTTGACCATCGACTTGCTGAGGGTGTCACATTGTCCGGCCAGCGTGCGATACGTTGCGCTGAGAAGGCGGTAAACGATGAGATGCAGGAATTACTAGGGACAAAAGATGATTATGTGATTGCGATTGATACTGACTCAGTTTATATCAATATGTCTCAGTTAGTGAAACAACACAACCCAGCGAACCCCGTTAACTTCCTCGACAAGGTGTGCGAACATTTTGAAAATGTAATTGAGAAGGCGTATGATAACCTCGCAAAAGAAACCAATGCGTATGTCAATCGTATGGTGATGAAACGTGAGGTAATTGCTGACCGTGGTATCTGGATGGCAAAGAAACGATACATTCTCAACGTACACGATAGTGAGGGTGTTCGGTTTGCGGAACCCAAACTCAAGATGATGGGTATCGAGGCCGTCAAGTCATCGACGCCCCAGATTGTTCGTGAACGTTTCAAGGATTTGTTCTCTATTATCGTAACCGGAACCGAAGAAGAAACTCAAGAATTTATTCGAAAGTTTCGCCAAGAGTTTTCGTCTTTACCACCCGAAGATGTGGCCTTTCCACGTGGTGTAAGTGAGTTGCGTAAGTGGGAAGACAAGACTACCATCTATGGTAAGGGTACACCCATTCACGTTCGGGGTGCGCTTCTATATAATCATTACATTCGGTTCGAGGGTCTTCAGAACAAATACGAAAAGATTCAGGACGGGGAGAAAATCAAATTCATTTATCTCCGAGTCCCCAACAAAATCAAAGAAAATATTATTTCGTTCTCTGGTCAATTTCCCAAAGAATTGGGGTTGACATCATCCGTTGATTATGATAAGATGTTTGCTAAAACATTCCTTGACCCACTGGAACCGATTCTTTCGGCTGTGGGTTGGGAAGCAGAACCAAAGGCAACACTTGAGGATTTCTTTGGATGATAACCGAATTCTGTGTGATTTGTGGGACGAAAGATAACCTTCACGTTCATCATATTGTTTGTAAAAATGGTATGCTGAAACCTATTTCTGGTGACTACGAACATCCTACAAATCTTATAACTCTTTGTACTGATCATCATGGGTGGATCCATGGCTTGAAACCTAATGCTTTTAATAACTGGAAGAATCTAACAAAGATTGGTATAAAAAGAGCGAAAGCAGAGGGTAAATATAAAGGACGCAAGCCAACTGCGAGGGCGATGGGAGAACAGATTAAAAAGTTACACCAAGAAGGTAAGAAACCATCCGTAATCGCAAAAGAACTGGGGATTGGTGTGGCGTCTGTTTATCGTTATAGAGTATAAGGATTTCTTTGGATAATGTACTCACTCACAATGTTTCAAAATCAGTTCGATAACAAAACCCATAGGACTATGGAGTTTACCACGTGGGCAAAATTCGAATCATTACTAAAAGGTTTATCAGTTAAAGAAGGTCAGAAAGGTGGAAACAATTCTTCTCCTCTTATTACTCCTGCTCATTATCTTCCCAACACTACGAGGTCTAATAAAAATGTTGATTATTGGGGTGGTTGGGCTGCTGTTGATGTGGACGATTTCTTTTCTTCTGATAGCGTACTTCCTGTCGATTTAGTTCCGTCTCTACAGGATATTTGCGGTCAGTATCATTTCGTATGTTACTCCACCGCAAGCAGTACACCAAACTACCCTAAGTTTCGATTGGTGTTCCCGTTGATTGATATTGTATACGCTGATGACATACCACATTTCTGGCACGCTCTGAATAAAGAACTGCAAGACATTGGTGACAAACAAACAAAAGATTTGTCACGAATGTATTATGTTCCGGCACAATATCCGGACGCATTTAATTTCTTCTTTATCAATGCGGGTCAACACGTTCATCCTAAGACCCTGATGGACAAGTGGGCCTTTGAGGCTCCGAAGGGTAGAAACTTTCTAGATAAGTTGCCTGAAAAACTTCGAGATGAAGTGATTAAATATCGAAAAGAACAGGCACAGAACACAGAAATCACATGGGTGTCATATAAAGACTGTCCATTCTTTCCGAAGAAACTAGGACAAGAATATATGTTACTCAGTGGTACAGGATGGTATCACAAAATGTATCAGATTATGGTGGCGATTGCTGGTAACGCCGTCAAGTCTGAATATCCCATCACACCAAAACAGATTGCAGACCTCTGTCGAGAATTTGACAAAGACACTGGAAACTGGTATGATAATAGACCATTGGAAGTTGAAGCTAACAGCGCAATAGAATACGTTTATAGGAATTAAAATATATGTCACTATTAAATAAACTGAAGAAGAACAGCAAACTCAAACACACTGAAGTGTTAGACAAGTCTGAGTTCTTCACAAAAAAAGAAATGGTACGAACAGATGTTCCCATGCTGAACGCTGCGTTATCTGGTTCTATCGATGGTGGTCTTGCGCCAGGACTCACAGTTCTTGCTGGTCCATCAAAACATTTCAAGACTTCGTTTGCGTTAAAGATTGCGTCAGCGTATCTAAAGGCCGACCCCGAAGCCGTGATGTTGTTTTATGATTCAGAGTTTGGTTCGCCCGAATCTTACTTTGATGTGTTTGAGATTGATACATCACGTGTCCTTCACATTCCAATCACAAACGTGGAAGAGTTAAAGTTTGACCTCATCAATCAACTTGACAACATCGAGTCTGGTGATAAGGTCATTGTGGTCATCGATTCCATTGGAAACCTGGCGTCTAAAAAGGAACTTGAAGATGCTCTCGATGAGAAATCAGTTGCGGATATGTCACGAGCAAAAGCACTGAAAGGTTTGTTTCGTATGACCACACCCTATTTGACAATGAAGAATGTTCCTTTGTTGGCAGTCAATCACACCTATAAAGAAATCGGTTTGTTTCCTAAAGACGTTGTGGGTGGTGGTACGGGTATCTACTACTCTGCTGATAACATCTGGATTATCGGCCGCCG